CCCCACTACGCTTATCACTCGTGGAAAAATGATTTTAGCGAGCACTCCTCCCAGCGAATCTGGCCACGAGTTTATTAAATTTATCGAAGACGCTGAACTCAAGGGTTCTTTAATTAAAAAAACAGTCTTTGATAACCCTCGTATTACAACAGATCAGCTTGATGAACTCATCGAAGAACTCGGTGGATTAAACACCGATGCCGCAAGACGAGAACTTCTATGCGAAATTGTTAAAGATAGCACCACTTCTGTTATTCCAGAAGCAACAGATGAGCTTTATAAGGAGATTGTGAAGGAATGGCCGCGCCCGCCTTTCTACGACGCTTATGAAGCTATGGATTTAGGGTTTAACGACCTGACTGTTATCCTGTTTGGTTATTACGACTTTAGAGCGGCTAAAATTATTATTGAAGATGAGTATGTCATTAACGGGCACCAACTTCATCTTCCTGAACTTGTTAATAAAGTTAGAGAAATTGAAGCAAAGCTTTGGACAAATCCATATACCAACGAAGTTAAGAAGCCGACAAAACGAGTTAGCGACATTGACTACATCGTTCTGAATGAAATTCGTCGTATTAGTAACAACGAAATTGTATTTGAGGCTGCTAAAAAAGATAATAACGAAGCTGCCATTAATACACTTCGTGTTCTACTCGCCAAAAAACAAATTATTATTAATCCAAAATGTTCTACTTTACTTAGGCACTTAAAGAATGTAAAATGGAAAAGCGTAAATAACAAAGAGCGTTTTGCTCGGTCGCCAGATGACGGCCATTACGATGCCGTGGACGCTTTAAAGTATATGATTAGAAGTATGAATTATAACAAAAATCCATATCCTTCAAATCATTCTCCGGGTGCCAATGCGCCTTTTGTTGAACAATATCTTTATGCAAAAAATGGGAGCGGGGAGTCAAGCGATAACGGGAAGCTTGACATTTATAAAGCCATTTTTGGTATTAAAAGGAAGTAATCATGGACGGTCAAAGTAAGTATCAATCCGCTGAAGACATTTATTTCGCAGCCAAAAAACCCGAGCAAGTTGCTGCGGTTCTTCTTGAGAAGTCGGCGTCGTTCTTTAACGTTCTTCGAGCTAATGCTCTCCTAGAAAAGCTTCAACGGATGTGGAGAGCTTACCACGGTGCGTATGATAACGACCTCGGTTTTGGACACCGCATTAATTTTACCGGTGAACAGGGTGAATTTACGCAACTCGCTGTAAACCACTTCCGAAATATTGCACGAAATATGTTTGTGATGGTGACTTCCAATCGTCCAATCATGGAAGCTCGCGCTGTTAACACTGACTATAAATCTCTTGCCCAAACACACATTGCCAACGGCGTTCTTGATTATTACATGCGCGAAAAGCGCCTTGAAGACTCGCTAAAATTTGCGACTGAAATGGCAATCGTTCTCGGCGCAGGATTCGTTAAGCTTGAATGGAATGCCACCGCTGGCGAAGCCTATGACGTTGATCCTGAAACCGGAGAATTTAACTACGAAGGTGAAATTGAATTCTCAAATCTTTCACCATTTGACGTAGTTGTTGATGGAACGAGAGAATCTTGGGATAACGATTGGATTATGTGTCGTACTTTTAAGAATCGGTACGACCTCATGGCCAAATACCCAGAACTCGCTGATAAAATTAAGGCAATTCCACCAAAGAACCAAAGTTCTGTCTATCGTCTTGCTGTTTTCTCAAACGACGACACCGATGATATCCCAGTTTATGAGTTTTTCCATCGCCGCACAGAGTCCATGCCAGAGGGTCGTTACCTTCTTTTCGTTGACACTGATGCCGTGATGCTTGATGTGCCGATGCCGTATCGCGTGATTCCAATTTTCCGTATTGCTCCGTCGAGCATTATGGGAACTCCATATGGTTACACGGATATGTTCGATATTTTCCCAATTCAGGAAGGCATTAACGCTCTTTACAGTACTATTATGACCAACCAGAACGCTTTCGGCGTTCAAAATCTATTCGTTCCGCGTGATTCTGACGTTTCAATCGCGTCACTACAAGCCGGAATGAATATTATTGAAGGAAATAGTAAGCCAGAACCTATTAACTTTACTCAAACACCAGCGGAAGTCTTTAAGTTTCTTGAAATGCTAATTCATTCGGCTGAAACTATCTCTGGCGTTAACAGCGTTGCCAGAGGAAATCCTGAAGCTTCTCTCAAGTCGGGCGCAGCGCTTGCGCTTGTTCAAAGCATGTCGCTCCAGTTCATGTCAGGACTTCAACAGTCTTACGTTAAGCTGATTGAAGACGTTGGAACTGCGCTTATTAATATCCTCAAGGACTTCGCCAGAACTCCAAAAGTCATCGCGCTTGTTGGTAAGAACAATCGCACTGAGCTTAAAGAGTTTACAGGCGAAGATGTTAGCGCAATTAACCGCGTTGTGGTTGATGTAGGTAATCCGCTTTCTCGCACTATCGCAGGTCGCGTTCAAATGGCCGAACAAATGCTGCAAATGAATCTTATTAAGACTCCGCAGCAGTATTTTCAGGTGATGAACAGCGGTCGTCTTGATAGCATGTTTGAAGGCGAGATGAGCGAACTGATGCTTATTAAGTCTGAAAACGAAAGACTGATGGAAGGCGAAGATGTTCAAGCTTCCGCTCTTGATGCACATCGAATGCACATTATGGAACATAAGTCAGTACTTTCAGATCCGGATCTTCGCAAAGATCCGACTCTAACGGAGAAGGTTTTTAGTCATATTTTAGAACACATTGATCTTCTTCGTAACACTGACCCCGATCTTCTCGCAATGATCGGAGAGCAGCCGCTTCCTCCAATGCAACAACCTCTGGCCCCAACGCCAACTGGAGAAAGCATTCCGATTCAAGGTCAAGAAAATATTCCAAATAGAACCTTGGAAAGAAGTCCAATGTCTGATATGATGGGGTTAGAAGGTGCGCCGGAAATGATTGCGCAAGCTGGAGGAGGTATGCAACAACTCCCCGAGATGCCAACACCTCCGCCTCCCTTCCAAGGAATGCCGGTTACACCGGGTCAAATAACTCCTCAATAACATTGGCTTTTAAAAATAATAAACTTTTTTAAAAGGCATTTAACAACTATATAAGATAAAAGAAATGGCTACTACCAGAAGTTATAGCTCGTTAGACCAAAACCAAATAATGCAACGCGCTTTCGATGAAAGCAAAGATGCACTCAGGGTCCAAACCGAAGCTGTAGTTGTCGCTAACGCGATGGAAGTTGCTATTTCTGACAGAGATGATTCGATCAGACTAGGGGATGGGACAAATCTAACTCAAGTGAATCCAGACGGTTCACTGAAGGTTAGTACTGGTCTGGTGAAGGACTCGTATGATTACTTTAGTGGTAGTCATACGGAAACCACTAGCACTTATGTATATAGAAGGGGAGGAATTTCGGGAACAGTCGTAGCAACGGTGCAAATCGTTTACGCTGACTCCAATAAAGATGAAATAGTTAGTTTATCGGTAATATAAGATGTTTAATTTGCACTTCGATCCGGTTACTACTCAATTAGTAATTGGAAAGAAAAAGAAAAGCGGCTCTGGGGGCGTAAATGGTGGTATTGCCACTATGAGCGCTCTATATGTCGTTAATGACTTGGAATTGCAGATAAACACTGTTATAGTTAAAGACTATATAGAAGTTGCCGAAGACGGGTCATTTACAGTTTTTCAAGCTAGTACGGTGGAGATCGCCTAATGTCACAATTTATTTTTAATAAAAGATTGACACCACCGATACCCGACCTCAATAAAGTTTCCGTCTATGTAAAACCAGACGGCGAACTCTATATGAGAAAAGATTCGGGAGTAGAAGTAAAAGTTTCAGGCAAAGCCTCCATGAAAATCGAGGCTCGACTTATTACTGCCGCTGAAGCTGCTCAAAAATTCCTCGTTTTACAAGCTATTCCATCTGAACCTGAAAATATCTCCCTAATTATCGGTCATGGTGGTGGAACACAAATAAAAGGTTTAGGGTTTGATATTTCCGGAGAGAATAATACCGTTCTATATTGGGACGGTAAAGCACTTGATGGATTTATTGAGGAGGGAGATGTTTTTCTCCTTCATTATTTAACGATCGTTTAATAACAACAATAATAACAACAATTTAGGAAGGTACTTAAATGAGTATTTTTATTAAAAAGAAATTTATAGGCGACAACGAAGTTGACGGCGCAAAAGTATTGATGCTGAACAACCAAGCTGTTCGCGCTGAGAACGCTTCTGGAGCAGCAGTTGAACTTTTCAAGCTGGACTCTTCAAACGTTCTACAATTCGTTCAAATGCCACAGGTTTCAGCAGATCCAACTTCTGGAAACCAACTTGCTCGTAAGAGCTATGTCGATGCACAAGACGCCGCTGAAGCTGCTGCTCGTGCTGCCGCCGTTTCCGGCCTCGAAGCCGCTGTAGACGCAGAAGAAGCTCGCGCTCTTGCTGCCGAAGCTGCGCTTCAATCCGAAATCGACGCTGAAGAATCAGCTCGCGCTGCCGCTGTAAGCGCCGAAGCGTCTGCTCGTCAGGCCGCTGATGCTGCTGAAGCCGCTGCTCGCGCTGCTGCTGATACTGCACTTCAGGAAGCTATTGACGCTGAAGAAGCTCGTGCGATTGCCGCTGAAGCTGCCCTTCAGGGTGAAATTGATGCAGAAGAATCAGCTCGCGCTGCTGCTGTTTCCGCCGAAGCTGCTGCTCGTGAAGCTGCCGACTCCGCACTTGATGCTCGTCTTGATAGCCTTGAGCTTGATAGCGTCACCAAGAGCTACGTTGACACTGAAGTCGCTGGCGCAAAAAGCTATACAGATCAAAAGGTTGCAGATCTAGTTGCATCAGCACCAGCAGTCCTTGATACCCTCAAGGAACTCGCTGATGCTCTCGGTGAAGATCCAAACTTTGCAACAACCGTTGCTGGTCAAATTGGCGCAGAACAGGCCGCTCGCGAAGCTGCTGACTCTGCTCTTCAGTCTGAAATTGATGCTGAAGAAATGCGTGCTCTTACAGCCGAAGGCGCTCTTCAAAGCGAAATCGACGCTGAAGAAGCCGCTCGTATTGCCGCTGACGAAGCCCTCGATGGTCGCCTTGACAGCCTAGAAGCCGATAGCGTCACCAAGAGCTACGTTGATTCACAAGACGCTCTAAAGCTTGACCTTGCCGGTGGAACCATGTCCGGCGATATCACAATGGATGGTAATGCCGTTAAGTTCCGTCCATTCGGAATGATGGGTCAGGAAGTCAAGTTTGGAACTATTACTGTTCCCGGTCCATTTGGTCCGGTTCCTGCATTTGGAGTCGACGCCGGAAACAACGACGTTCGCATTAGCACTTCAACTGCCGTTAAGGTTGAAATCCCATATCCAATGGGCGCTCATGAATTTGA